GCTACTGTCCACTTTCCTATCTGGCATCAGGAAATCGAAGACATCCTCGTCCTCAAAAACAACAAAGGAACAGAAGATAACAGAGTAAGAAAGTTAGATTACAGTATACAAATTTCTAAACTATTCTATGAAAGATTCATTGCCAATGAGGAAATTAGTTTATTCTCTCCTCACAGTGTTCCTGGTCTATATGATGCTTTTGGAACTGAGCGTTTTGACGAACTCTACAGACGATACGAGTCCGACCAAACCATCCCTAGAAAGACTATTGCTGCCCAAGAACTTATATTAGATCTTCTCAAGGAAAGAGCAGAGACTGGTCGTCTTTATATAATGAATATCGATCATTGTAATGAACATTCCTCATTCAAAGATAAGGTAAGTATGAGTAACCTCTGTCAGGAGATCACTCTACCTACTAAACCTTTGAATCATATTGATGATCCAGAAGGTGAGATAGCATTGTGTATACTATCTGCTATCAATGTAGGTAGGATACAATCTGATAAGGAGTTGGAAGAACTTTGTGATCTATCTGTACGTGGATTAGAGGAACTAATTGACTATCAGAAGTATCCAGTTATTGCTGCTGAGAAGTCTACAAAGGCACGTAGATCGCTTGGAATAGGGTTCATTGGTCTTGCACATTATCTTGCAAAGTTAGGGTTCAATTACGATTCACAGGAGGCATGGGATGCTGTACATCAGTTGTCAGAATCTTTCCAGTATTTCTTATTGAAATCTTCTAATAAGATTGCTCAAGAGAAAGGTAAGTGTGAGTACTTTGATAGAACAAAGTATGCTGATGGTATTTTACCTATAGATACTTACAAGACTGATGTAAATGAAATTGCTAATCTAGATATACAACATGATTGGCAACAACTTAGAGAAGATATAGTGAAGTATGGACTAAGACATAGTACATTATCATCACAGATGCCTAGTGAATCTTCATCTGTTGTATCTAATGCAACTAATGGTATTGAACCACCTAGAGACTATCTTTCAATCAAGAAGTCTAAGAAAGGACCATTGAAACAAGTTGTTCCTAGTTACAATACTCTAAAGAATAAGTATACACTTCTTTGGGAAATGAAGAGTAATAGAGGTTATATCAATATTGTTGCTATAATGCAGAAGTTCTTTGATCAAGGTATCAGTGGTAACTGGTCATATAATCCAGAGAACTATCCAGACAATGAAGTTCCTGTATCAGTAATGGCACAAGACTTACTTACAACCTATAAGTTAGGTTGGAAGACTTCATATTATCAGAACACTCATGACATGAAGACTGATGAGATTGAAGAACCTGCACATCCTATAGGATGGAAAGATGATGTACCTGAGAAGGATGCACTCATCGCTGAAATTGAAAATTTAGAAGAGGAATGCTGTGACAGTTGTGCAATCTAATGTAAAAGGAATGACTGTGTTCAACGATGAGAAAGTTGATACAAAAAGTCAACCAATGTTTTTTGGTAAACCTTTAGGTGTTCAGAGATATGACAATTATAAGTATCCTGTGTTTGAGAAACTAACAACTCAAATGCTAGGATACTTCTGGAGACCTGAAGAGGTATCTTTACAGAAAGATCGTGGTGATTATCAGTCACTAAGACCAGAGCAGAAGCATATCTTTACTTCTAATTTGAAGTATCAGATACTATTAGATTCTGTTCAGGGTCGTGGACCTGGTATGGCGTTTGCACCTTACTGTGCATTGCCAGAACTAGAAGGTGCTATGAATGTGTGGCAGTTTATGGAGATGATCCATAGTAGATCATACACATATATTATTAAGAATATATATCCAGATCCATCTGAAGTATTTGATACTATCTTAGATGATGATAAGATACTTGCTCGTGCTCAGTCAGTGACTAGAGCATATGATGACTTTATAAATTATGCACATGAGTATGATCAGAGTAATGCTTGGAAACCTGACTGGCAAAGTCATCAAAATTCACAGTGGACACTCAAGGATCTAAAGAGAAAACTTTATCTTGCTGTAGCTAATGTCAACATCTTGGAGGGTATTCGTTTTTACGTATCTTTTGCTTGCTCTTTTGCTTTCGGTGAGCTCAAGCTCATGGAGGGATCAGCAAAGATTATATCACTCATCTCCAGAGATGAGAACCAGCATCTAGTATTGACTCAGCAGATAATGAAGAAGTGGCAAGAGGGTGATGATCCTGTCATGAAAGAAATTGTAAAGGAAGAAGAAGAAACTGTTATTCAAATGTTCAAAGATGCTGTATCAGAAGAGAAGGAATGGGCAGAGTATCTTTTTAAAGATGGTACAATGATAGGACTCAATGATAAACTTCTTATCAATTACGTTGAGTGGATTGCTAATAAGAGAATGAGAGCACTTGGATTGAAACCTATATACGATGCACCCATTAAGAATAATCCATTACCTTGGACAGAGCATTGGATTTCTTCTAAAGGTTTGCAGGTAGCACCACAAGAGACAGAGGTTGAGTCCTATGTTGTGGGTGGTATCAAACAAGATGTCAAGAAAGACACGTTCTCAGGATTTAAGTTATGATTTTTTCAATGTTAAATGTAGTTGATGCATGGAATGAAATTTCATGGGCAGATGCTATTCCATTTACTCTAGTAATCATAGGTCTTTATTGGGTAAAGGTGAAGATAGATGCTTCTGCTGGTTTAGGTAGAAAGAAAAGAAGAGAATTAAAGAAAGTTATTGTTGAGGCAATACTAGAAACACAGGTAAAGACAGGAAAACCATAAGTGAAACCACAGTCAGCGAAAGCAAAGGGTAGGAAACTACAACAGTGGGTACGTGATCAATTGATTGAGCACAGAGATGTACATCCAGAAGATATAGAGTCTAGGAGTATGGGTGCTGGTGGAGAAGATCTTATAATGGCAAGAGATGCTAGACAAAAGTTCCCTTATAGTGTAGAATGTAAGAACCAAGAAAAATTGAACGTCTGGGATGCCTACGCCCAAGCAGAAGCAAACTCAGGTGATCATGAACCTATTGTCTTTATTAAGAAAAATGGTAAAAAACCCTTGGTGGTCATCGACGCAGAGCACTTCATTGGAAAAGTACGAACTTAGACAATATACACTCAACATTCTAATGAGTGAGTTTGGAAGGACACATTCCAACAAAGCTATATACGAATGTGCTGATGAGTGGTGTTCCAAACAGGTCACGACAAACGGCTTAGTCAATTATTTCAGAACTTATTATGCAAAAAGTAATTAATCTTTTAGCAATAGCATCAACAGTTGTATCTGCTGCTGTTGTTGGAACAGGTGCTTATGTTTATTTGAACCGAGCATCTATTATAGAGGGTGTAAAGGAACAGATTATGGAACAAGTCACTGGTGCATTACCTGGTGCTATAGGTGGAGCAATGCCTGGTTCAACTGGTGGTGTTCTTATGGATGTACCTGCTGCTTCTTCTCCTAGTCCAAATTCTGCTGCTGTACCTTCTGGTGGTTTGGGGGTTCCAAACTTCTAAATAGGCCAGCAATTGAAATAAGTTATGGCTGATGTAGTTCTTCCTGAAGAAGAGAAGAAAGAAGAAAAGAAAAAAGGTGTCTTTGGTAAAGTTAAAGATGCTATCCTACCAGACCCTGAAGAACAGGCAGCGATCATTAGTACATTTGTTCGCATTACCGTTCTTGCCTGGTCTGGAGGAATTTTAACTTTAAATTACGTTGCCATACCAGGAGTACCGCAACAGAAAATAGATCCAACATTCATAGCTTCAGTTTTTACAGGAGTTTTAGCTAGCTTCGGGATTCAAACTGCATCTAAGAAGGGTGATGGTACTATGAAGATGAATGGTAATGGTAATGGTACACCTGCTGGTCCTCCTCCTCCAACTGCAAAAGAGATTGAGCAGATTGTAGCAAAAGCAAGTGCTGGTGGTCCTGTTCAAACAATTAGAATTGAACAAGCACCTATCAAGATTACAACTGACGACACACCTTATAAATTGTAAAGAGGGTATTAAATCGATAACTAATTATTCAAAATGATAGATCCATATCCCAAACCTAGATGGGATCTAGAGAATGATGTAGTACGACTTGAACAAATGATTATTGTTTACGAACAAGAAATCGAATTATTGAAACAGGAAAAGAAGGAACTCAAGGATGAAGTTCACATTCTGAAACGAAAACTTGAAGTCCTAACAGTGTCAGGTAAGCAACAAAAACGTGCGTAGAAATACCTATATGGTATAATAAATATCTACGTACGGGATTGAAAGATCATGCCCCTGACACAACAGCGTCATTACACAGTAGGTTATCACGATAACCAACTCCAGCATTACGAAATTTGCGAGTATGCAATGAGTGCATACGAGGCAATAGAACACAGCAAAGAGGATGTTTCCTGTCTACAGGAGCATCCTCATTTTGTTGACTATTGTAAGAACGAAGAGGTTGATAATATCTCTCGTCTTATGGCATCTGGAATACCAATGGGACATTAAAATGACTACAATAACTAAAAACAAACACGAAATCATGTGGTGGATGAGTAGACTAACTATAATGGGATGTGCATTAGCACTCTCAGTTAGGTTTGCAGCAGCAGCATATGCATAATTATACATTCACTGATGATGAACTATTGTGTTTACAGGTGTGCTTACAAAATGCACCAACACCATATCATATATCAAAGAAGAAGATAGTATCAGAACTTGAAGATAAGATAGGTCAACCACCCAAAGTGGAACATGAACCATTAAGAATGCCCAAGTATGACCTAACTAAGTTTGGTATTCATGATTGATGTATTTTAGTCTGTTACTATTATCATAGATAATAATACTGATAAGGATATTTTATGCTATCTACACAGTATCGTTTGAGACTCGAAGCAATATGTAAAGATATTGCTGCTGGTACAGAAGTAAGTTTAGAAGATATGATGTGGGCAAGTAAACTTGCTAAAGCAAATACAAGTGCTAGAGGTATGCTACAGAAGGCTCGTAGGATGAGTACAAATCCTGACGAGTCTTTTCTTAATAGCTTGGATATAGGAGACCCCGATTCAAGTAACCATCGAAGGGGTTTCGGAAGTCCAGATGATGTGGTAGAATGGTTTCATCAAGAAAGATCTGATGACTGGAGACAACGTGATTGACACTTCACCCAGTTCTATTAGAATATTTGTGATAATAGTACTAGCAGTTGTTTGGGTGTGGATTTTTAATCATGATTGAAAAAGGTGACAAGATTATGCAGATGGTTCTGTTGAGTCCACATGAAGCAGACCACTTATATAAAAAGAAAGACGGTACATTCTACTGGTGTCATCACAGAAAGAGTGGTGACACCTTTTCTATACCTGAGATTCAGATGGAAATGTTTCCACCTCCTCCACCAAAACCTATCAAGATATCACAAGAAGTACTTGACCGTGCTCCACACCATAATATCTTAGAAAAATACTATGGTAAGGACTGGCAACCTAAAGCAGTAGAAGGACTGGAGGATCATTACTAATGTTTGTTGTACCTGAATATTGTAACAAGCATCCTATCATGCCTCATCATAATACTGTTGATCTAATGTATGATGCCTTGAACAATGGGTGTGAACAAACAGATTGGTATGCTTACCTAGATTTTATAAGTGAGAATCAATATGACTTCAGATAAACATCCTAACGGTTACACCAAAGAGATGATCAGGGAGATCCTTGGTACATCATGTCCAGAAATGCCTGAAGATCATGAAACTGGTAATCAGATGAGAAGAAGGAAAGGAAGAGAGATGAGAGAAGGTAAGAGACCCTACCCTGTACATGATGCAAAGAAAACTGGACCTAACTTTGATGAGAATGGAAAGTATATCTATCCAGAAGGGTCAGGGTTTAGGTATACTGATTACTTAAGAGATAATCCAGACTCAACAGAAGCAAGTTCATACGGCAATAAAGTGTCATGAGTGATGTAGTTTGGTCAATAAATATTATGATTGCTATACTGTTAGTAGCAGTAGCATATGTAATCTATTGGGTTTTTATGTACGACAGGTGGTATCCAAATGACGGAACAGAGCATGGAGACCAAGATAGCAGTCTTGGAAGCGAAGGTGGAACACATGATGATTCATACGAAGGAACTAACTCTTAGAGTTCGTGCGAATGAGAAGGTAGTTGCATCAGTTAGTCTTTTAGGAGTTATAGCCTGTACCTTTATTGGTGCAGGTTATTTTGCTCCAAAGGCAGAAGCATGGCCTAG